AGCGATCAGTGTCCAATCTTTGTTTGTCCACTGTGAACTTGTCAAAGTTCTTGTGTTACCAGTTCCACCAAGAGTGACCGCGGTTTGAGCAGTGTTGCCAATGTAGGGAATAGCCGTAAATGTTGCAGTCCCTGTGACGTTTTGAAGCTTTGCCGATATATTGATTGTTTGTGTTGTCTTTGGGGTATCATCGGCATTAAAAGCCATGTTTTCCGCTGATGCTGTAAGATAAAGCAGTTTGGCATCAGCTCCATCGGCTCCCATCTTTCCTACAGAATAAGCTTCAGTCTTTGATTCATCTGTATAAATCAGTGTTGTTTTAGTCCAAAGATACTGGTTTTCAGATACGGTCGGAATTGTTTCTTGCCACCCACTTGTAGGCGGCGTGTTTCCGCTTGTTCCTACCGCATAGCTAACGGATTTAGACTTGATCCCTAGTCCCGGGTCACCCGGTTTCCCCATAAGCGTAGGCGTTTGGGTTTCAGAAGTTGTATTGTCAGTATAAGTTGTGACAACCCTTGTCCAAAGATACTGGCCAGCGGGTACGTTCGGTCTATCTGCTGACCATGTAGTTGGTGGGATCGTCCCACTCGTTGATTGTGCATACGTTGCGACTGGTGTGCCAAGTATTCCTCGGCCATCGTCACCGTTTGCAACTTTGACTAAACTAATTTCATCTTGTACTACTGGCATTCTCCCACCTCCTAATAATCAAATGACCGATCGGTGCCTTTGCCAAAGCGAATCAAATCGACATGCCTTGTTTTTGTGTTCAATACGATCACATCCCATAAATCTTCTTCTAAAACCCCAAGCGGTCTGTCCCCTTGGTCTTTCTTCGGACGGCTCACAGAACAGCCGATAGAGTAGTTCACTGTTCCGTTAGTATCTTTACTGATTCGGTCATTGTGCATGTGTCCATGCGCTAAAAAAGCAAGCGTTCCTTTATGACCCTCAAAGTCACAAGAAATACTTGCTGTGAAGTCTGTATTTGCATTGTATGTTCGACTGTACGTACCACCAGTAACAAAACTATCAATGATTCCATCAATCATTTCGTAGTTATATGCGTAATAATCCATATCTGTTTTATAACGTTTGCCAAACGGATAATGTTGATATATGGATACAGTCGTATCAGTTGGGGTGTCTTTCAACACATCATATAGCCATTTTATTTGGGCTTGACGATAGCCAGATACGTTGATATCAATATATTTTGCAAAGCCATCGTCATCTAAACTAATAGGTACATCCTGTGCATTTAGTATAATCACTCTATTTTTCTTATCAGGCACATCGTAGTAATAATACCCCTTCTTATCGAGAGGGTTTTCTACTATATCGAAGATCGTGCTTGGTCTTGTAGCAATTTGGTACATCTCTTCATGTGTGATCACTTGGCGAAGTTTGCCGTGCAGTGAGGTCATTGCAGTTTTAGGCTGGTAATTCTTCACGGTTTTCGTGATCGAATTCGTAACATTGTCTCCCCATGAATTGTTGCAATGGTTTCCCCAAGTCACAAAGTATGGTGCGTTTGACATCCCCAACGTGCTGACTGCTTCTCGATAATTAGACAGTGCGATATTTTTATTAGCTGTTGATCCATCATGTGTATCGCCGTTTAGAACGACATCTATTTCTGGTTCTTTGCCAGCTAAAACATTTTCCTCCCAGAAACTAACTAATCGTTCGGTGATCATGTCAATCAGTTCTTGATCACGATCAACTCGTTTCCAAATGAACTTTTGTCCACCAACCAAAACAGCTATATAACAATATTTTTTATTTAAAACGTTCATGTAATGTTGAACCTGACACAAATAACTCAGAGGAACTTCTTCACCTTCCCATTCTTTACCAAGGAAAGCATTTGCTGTTTTACATTCCAAAATAGCATTTTCCCCAACAACATCTCTGTCGATGTTCGCTCGCAGGAACGGATGTAACGGATGCTCGAATACCTGATTTCGTCGGCGAACTTTTTTGCCTGTTCGTTCTTGAAATTCTTTAGCAACAACTTCCTCTAATACATTTCCCCAATACGCTGGTTCGCTCTCAGTGTGTTCTAAATTGATTTGACCAGTCTTTTCTAGCCATAATTGATAAGGCGACTTCCATTTGTTTAAACCAAGGATTGTAGCGACATCTGAGCCACCTATACCCTTTCGACGATCTAATAACCACTCGTCATGAGTCATTTCTAGAGTTGATTTACTCATCATCTGTCATCTCCTCAATCGAAATTGGTTGACCCCATTCGGGAGTCGTCAAATACTCGTCTAATGCTTGTTCAAAAGAATCCATTGTCATTTCCCCTTTTCTGTTTTAAAATGGAGACAAAGATATTTATCAAAATATTCGATGGACTTGCTATTGCTTTGGTCGGCTAGCAAGTCTTTTTTCTTTGTCTTGGTAATCTTTAGCAGCTAAATCATAAACAACATTAGCGAAGCCCCATAAGAAAACTAATACAAGTCCTGCTGCAATGTGGATTGCTGTGAAAGCTACTACAAAAAACAAAAGTACAGTAACGGTCAAAGTGTCTTTAATTGAACGTTTCATAATTACGCCTCCTTATAGTTAAAAGTTCTATTGCGTTCTTCCCATTCCTTAACCTTTTGCAGATCATACTGAAGAATCCCGCTAAGTTTTGAAAAAGGAATCGGATCAACATCCCTATGTGTTAATTTAGATAACGTTGGTCTTGAAATACCAAGATAATCAGCGATTTCTTTTGCTTTCTTCCACTCAACCTCTAACACTTCATTTCTTCTTTCAAGTGGCACAACATTCTTCATTTGAGATATTTTCATTGTGGTTACCCCCTCATATATCTTTTTTTGATCCAGTGAGGCATTCTATCTTTAATAGCCTCTTGGATAGTAACGTTCAAAATCTTCAAAATTGAAAAAACGATCGCCATTTCTACGATAATTTCATCAAGAAACTCATCTGTGTAATTCCTAAGTTCAGTTTTTTCAACATCAGTCAGCATTCTCACCTGTGATTCAGCTACAATCCTTTGAACGACCTTCTTCCGTTCTTTTCTTTCATCTGACTCGATCTCTTGAAATATCTCAAGATCGTTCGTTGATTTAACATCTGCCAGTTGACCATCCATTGATTTAAAAAACCCTAAGTATTGATAACTGATGTCTCCTGTTAATTCATCAGTGGCTTGATACCCGTTTTCTCTCATTGCCTCTAAATATTCGATAGCCTTGTCAATATTGACGTTGGCTCCATTAAAATGATCACTTACTGTTGCATTTGGTGTGCTTGCATCGATCGCTAATTCTTTCTGTCTCTTTCCCGAAAGAAATAATGATAGTTTTAAGGTCCGACCGATTTTTGCTGATTTCGGCATGCTTTCACTCCTTTTATTCGTTATTGTTTTTGGCGCAAACGGCCAATTTTTGTTTAGAATGAACTTAAGCAACAAGTTCTGGTGTTGTGGCGAACTGCCATTTTTCGTCAATATAGGAATAAATGTCCTGTGCTACTTCATCGGTAGCTAAAAAACGAATGATGATTTCTTCAACACCGCCAGGGTTCATGAACAGTTCGCCTTCAATGCCGATTGAAATGCTAAACTTGCGTTTAATTGCAGGAATAATCATTTCGATATAGCGTGGTAAAAATCCCGAATCGACATTCGCTTTAATCATTTGCGGTTTGTCTTTCATTTCGGCACCTCTTTACGTGTCATTTCGCGTAGTTTAGGTTCAAAAAAAAGAGTCCATTCAAAATCTAAAGCTTTTGCTATTTTCATAGCTTTTTCGACAGATGGTCTCCGTCTCCCTTGCTCTATAGATGAATAAGTTGTTCTCGGAATATTTGATAGCTGAGCAACTTCATCTTGTGTTAGATCTTTTTCTAAACGCAATTTAGTTAACCAGTTTTCCATAAAAATGATTCTCCTTTCAATGTGTCGTATTGCGTACTTTTATATTACTACGCATTTTGACACATGTCAACAAATAATTATTCTTTTTGACACATTTTATTTTTTTATTTTTACATACGCGCATTGCGTAGTATCATTATTACATATTGAAGCATTGGAGGTGCTCAGATGTTCGGACACAGACTCATGGATTTAAGGAAGCAAAAAAAACTAACTCAAGCTGAAATGGCAGATATTTTAGGTGTCGCACGTACTACATATTCATCATACGAGCAAGGTAGACGTACCCCTGATGTTGATATTCAAAATAAAATAGCAGATTATTTTAAGGTTAGTCTTGATTATTTGCACGGTAGAACCGATTCTACGAATATTGAAAAAGATC